TCAGTTCCTCTACGAGCAACTGCGCGACATGTGCGAAATATGGCATGTCTACCGCAAGGAGAACGACCCCAAGACCAACGCCATCCGCGTCACCCGCTCCGTGGTTAGCTACCATGTCACCGACAAGGTCGCCGTGCATGAGTTACTGCCCTACGCGCACGGCCAATATCCTTTCATCGAACTCCCCCGCGAGCGCGCCACCCGCCCTCTGCTAGAGAGCCGTGGCATCCCCGAGCTGGTGCAGACCGCGCAGGAGGAAATCAAGATCCAGCGCGACTTCCGCTCCGACCGCGCCAGCATCAGCATCCTTCCTCCCGTCAAGGTGCCGGCCAACCGGGGCAAGTTTGATCTCGTCCTCGGCCCCGGCATGCAAATCCCCGAACGCCGCCCCGGCGAGATCGAGTGGATGAATCCCCCTCGCCCCGACATGGGCAGCATCGAGGTGGAAGCCGCCACCCGTGCGGACGTGGACAACTACTTCGGCCGCATCAGCGATGCCGTCCCGCAGCAGCGCTACATGCTCCACACGCAGGAGCTAATCGACTCTTGGCTCATCGACATGAAGCTCTGCATCGCGCAGACCATGGCGCTGGCGCAACAGTATATGACTCCCGAGGAGGTCGCGCGCATCACCGGCAATGCCCAGTTGGCATTCAACGCATCGCCCCAAGACATCCGGGGCCGCTTCGACATTACCGCTGAGTTTGACGCGCGCCTCCTCGACAACGAAGCCTTGGGCGCAAAGCTCGACTACCTCGCCAAAGTCCTCGTCCCGCTCGACAGCTTCGGCGTCATCGACCGCGCCGGCTTGGTCAAATACATGTTCCAAGCCGTTGACCCGAATCTCGCCGGACTCTTGGTCCAAGACATCGGCGCCGCCACCGCCGCCGAGCAAGAAGACGAACAAGCCGCCTTCGCCAAAATCGCCGCAGGCACCGAGCCGCCGCTCAAGGAGGGCGGCCAAAACGCGCAGGTAAGGCTGCAAACCTTGCAGCAAATCATTCAGAGCAACCCCGCCGTCCAGCAGCGGTATCAGCAAGACGAAATCTTCCGCAAGATGATCGACGCCCGCGCACAGGCTTTCCAATTCCAGTTGCAGCAACAGCAGAACGCAGTCATCGGCCGCACCGGCGCGCAACCCGCGCTGCAAAAGATGCAGCAGGACGCGCAACTCGGCATGACCGCCCAACCCGCCGCCTAACCGTATGCATCCGAACATTAACGTCAGAAACGTCGCTGGCCTCAACATCCCCCAGCACGACTATCTCTCGATCAGCTACTACGGCAGCACGAACAACATCCAGACCGTCACCTACAAAGAAGGCGGCAGTGGAGGCCAAACAGTCGCCACGCTGACCTTCTCCTACACGACCAATCCGCCGACCACCAACGACGCGGACCTCGCTGCCGTCACCCGCTCTTAAATCTCCAATTTCTAATTTGTAATGGGCTTCGCTTTCAATCCGTTCACCGGCAACTTCGACCTCAAGGGGTCTGGAGGCGGCGGCGGCGCGTCCTACATCGACGGCGAGGTGCAAAACTTCAGCGCATTGCCCACCGCCAACCCGCCAGCCGTAGACAGCGCCTACCTCGTCCGCGAACCCGAAGGCACTTGGCTCATCAACCGCAAGCCCGCGGGCATCTACATTCGCGTTGCCACCACCGGAACACGCGCAACTGACTGGACCTACGCGGGGATTCTGCCGGACGTCTTCAACGACGCCAACTTCCTCCTCTATGACAACGCGGACAGCTCCAAAAATCTAGCCTTCCAACTCTCCGGTATCAGCGCCAGCACGACCCGCACCTTAACCGTCCCCAATAGCTCAGGAACCATCGCGCTAACCGGCCAACTCACCGACACCCAAATCTTCACCGCCAACGGCACTTGGACGAAACCCGCAGGGGCCAAGATGTTGCAAGTGGAACTCGTCGGCGGCGGCGGTGGCGGCGGCGGCGGACGGCGTGGCGCGGCAGGAACCGCACGCGGCGGCGGTGGCGGCGGTGCAGGCGCAGGACACACGGTTTTGCTTATTGACCCCGATTCTCTCAGCGGAACAGAAACCGTGACGGTCGGCGCTGGCGGCGTGGGCGGCACTGCTGCGGGCAACGACACCAACGGCGGTGCAGGCGCGGCGGGCGGCGACACCACTTTTGGTCCACTCAAAGCCTTCGGCGGCAACGGTGGCGCAGGCGGCAACAATACCGCACAAGCTGCCGGTGGCGCATCAGCTTCCGTCCGTGGATTCATCATCAACTCATCACACAGCACCGCCGCAGGCGGTGGTGGCGGCTATGAGGCAACGTCAGCGGGCGCAGGAACGGGATCGTCCGCTTCAGGAAGCATCTGGCCTGCAAGTGGCGGCGGTGGTTCACGAATTACGTCAGCCAATGCTTTAAGCGCCGGTGGCGCAGGCGGTGCGATTGGTTCAGGCAGTGGGGGCATCAATCCGCATACTGTGGCTGGAGGCGCTGCGCCCAATGTTGGCAGCAAAGGCATCGCAGGTGGCCGCATCGGCTTCATCGGCGCGGGTGCCAGTGGTGGTCGCCAAGGAAGCGCAGGCGAAGGTGCCGAAGGCGGCGATGCAATTTTGGGCGCAGGCGGCGGCGGCGGCGCTGGCGCAACAAACGACGCAGGCGGATCAAACGCAGGCGGAAAAGGCGGCGACGGCATCGCCGTCATTACAACCTATTTCTAACCATGACCGAACAATACGCCATCCTCGATCAAGCCAACGGACACCTCGTCAACGTCGTCCTCTGGGACGGCGACACCGCCAAGTGGCAACCGCCCGCCGGAACATCCGCCGTCCGCTTGGCCGACATCGACCTCGCTACGCTCCCGCCCGCACCGGCACCGGAAGCCGAACCGATCACCGCCGAAGAACACCTCCGCAGTGTCGGCCTCGCGGGCGACCGCCAGCCCACACTTTTGTATCTGCGCCAGTCCCTCACCGCCGCAGGCAAAACCTGCGCCGAGCTGGACGCCGTCGAAGCCTACTTGCAGCAGATCCTCACCATGTTCGCCGCCAATCCGGCACCGCAAGCATCGTGGCCGAATCCCCCGCTAACCTTTGAAGCCGCCGTGCAGTCGGCCATGAACGCACTTAACAGCTAATGCGCACAGTAACTCTACAATCCATCTTGCTCCGCGCATGGCAGCGCGCCGGAAACGACGGCTCGGATATTTCTAACATCCCATCCGGCGCAAGAACCATGATGACCGCCGCCGCCAACGAACGCATAGCCGACTGCTGGGAGTGGACGGATTGGCCAGAACTCATGCGCGTTGAGGAACGCACCGTCGAAGGCAACGACACCACCGGCTACTTCATCCCCTACGAGCAGTCCGGCCGGACGCCAATGGGCGAAGTCTTCGCCGTCCTCCGCGACAACCCAGCAACCCACGTTGCACCCCGCCAGATCGGCTACACCCTCCTCGGCGACAACGTGCGCTTCCCGCAGAGCACCGACCTGCCAACTAGCGTCTGGGTCAACTTCCGCGTGCGTCCGACTGAATACAGCGCAAGCAACCTCACCGCGACAGTGCCCGCCGTCATCGCCAAAGCAGTCGGCTACCTGCTCACCTCGGATCTGCAAACTGAAGACGGACAACTGGACAAGGCACTCGCCATGGAACAGCTCGCCGAGTCCGAGCTGATCAGCCAGCGCGACAAATACTACTTCCAACAGGGCCAGCCGTCCATGTGGACCGCCCGCGTCAACCAATACTAAATTATGCACCCGAATACCCGCATCACCAACCGCACGTCCGGCAGCCAATTCATCGGCGACACCAACACCGTCACCGCTGACATCGTCTCCATCGACGTGATGACCGACACCAAGTTCCACACGCTGACCGGCAACCTTACTGGTGCCGCCAACGCCACCGAGGCCAGCGCCGCGCTCATCAAGGCGGGCACGACCCTCGACGGCTTTTTCAGCGCGATCAAGCTGCACAGCGGCACGGTCATCGCCTACCGCAAATAGTGAGGAGCCGGACGATGAGCCTGTCGTATTTTCATCACAATTTCAGCACGACGGAAAAAGGCGTCATCGGCACGGCCACGTCCATCGGCTCCTCAGTGTTCAGCATGCTGCCCCACTTGGAAACCAGCCTGCGCATCGCGGGTTTGCTTGTCGGATTTTGTGTCGGCGTTGCAACGCTCATCAGCGTGCTTCACGACGTTCGGAGAAAAATGAAGGAGAAATAAAACTATGCGTAACTGGAAAACAACGACCATCGGAATCCTCACCGCCCTCATCGCCTTGGCAACTGGCGCGAAAGAGTTCCTTGCCACCGGCACCATCCCTGACATCGGCCTTATCGCAGCAAGCCTTATGGCTGCATGGGGATTAGTGGTAGCGAAAGACGGCACCGCCCGCCTCTGACTCCATGAGCCACGCCCGCGTCACAAAAGCCATTGCAGTTGCGATCCTCGCCGTGAGCTGGGCTGTCGCTGCGGCTGGCTGCGTGACGGTCGGCTATGACTTCGTGAAGCAGCAGGCCACCGTCACCGTCAACCCGCCACCCAAAGGCCACGCGAAGTAACCATGTGGAAGTGGATCAAGAGACTATTTGGAAAGCCGTCCGCGACTGGCCCAGCGCCAGCCTCGCCGAGCTTGCCATTAGAATCCACAACCGTCTCCACACCCGCCACGAGCAAAGCCTACGACGAGCGCCGTCTCAACACCCCGAACAAAAGCGGACGCCCCATCACGCCGACCATGATCGTCCTGCACCACACCAGCGGTAGCTACAACGGCTCGGTGAGCTGGTGCATGAACCCCGCCAGCAAAGTGAGTTACCACGTCATCATCGCTAGAAACGGCAACCGCACCGTCCTCGCCGACGACACGGCCCGCTGCTGGCATGCTGGCATCAGCTCATGGCAGGGCGTTCCCGACTGCAACAGCTATTCCCTCGGTGTGGCGTGGGACGGCGACACCTACAGCGACCCGCTTGGCGAAGCGGCGATGGACAGCGCCATCCAATATATTATCCCACGAATGAAGAAGTGGCACATCCCGATGAGCCGCATCGTGACTCACCAGCAAATCGCCCCCAATCGCAAGAACGACATCAGCCCCGCCGACGCCGCGCGGTTCAAAAGCAGGCTGAAAGCCGCGCTCAACTAATGGCATTAGAAAGTCCAGTCCAACGCGACGGCGACAACGGCTTCATCGGCTTCGCCAGCCGCTTGAACCCTCTCACGCTACCGGCAGGCATGCTGCAAGACAGCGTGAACATGCGCTTGGATCGCGGAGTTGCGCAGACCCGCAAAGGCAGCAAGCGCCTTACCGACACCATCGGCACGACCGGCGCCCCGCTGACTCTCGACTTCACCCTTGGCACCGACAAGACCGTCACCTCGATCACCCGCGCCTCGACCACGGCCACCGTCACGGCTACTGCCCACGGCTTCACCACTGGCGACCAAGTGAACATCCGCGGCGCCGTGCAGACCGACTACAACGGCGACTTTATCGTCACCGTCACGGACGCCAATACTTTCACCTACACCGTGAGCGGATCTCCCGCGACACCGGCCACCGGAACCATCATTGCCAACAACGGCCCTGAAGTGCGCGACAGCTATGACGGCGGACTCTATGCGGCCGGAGTGTTCGCCAGCCAGAACTACGACAACGCCAACGAATTTATCGTGCTCGCCGGATCAGACAGCGCCACGCTTTACCGGCAGGGACAATCGCCGGTCGTGAAGACCTATCCGACCAGCCCCGCCGAGAAGATCGAAGGCACAGACACCGTCTCAGTAGTGCAGGCGTTCAATCGCTTGTATGTCTTGCGCGAAGCTGATCGCACTGTCACCGGCTGGGAGCAAAAGCTCACGACCGCGTCAGGCATCACGGTTTCCTCGACCACGGCCACAGTCAATGTCACCGCCCACGGCTATCCGGCTGGCGCCCGCGTCCGCATCGAAGGCAGCACCACGCCCGCCTTCGACGGCCACGAATACGACATCCAAACGGCCGCCACAGATTCATTTACGATCACTGTGCCGAGCGGCACCGCAACCCATGCCGCCGCAGGCATCAAGGTGCGGAGAACAAAACCCCCGATCTATTGGGACGGCGGATCTGGCAACTTTGTCCGCGCCACCGCAGGCGTGCCCGCCGCAGGCGTCACCTACACGACCATGCCGAGCACCGGCTGGGCGGCCTACCACAATAACCGGCTTTGGTTTGCCAAAAACCGCGACACCGTGGCGATCTCGGACGTTCTCGATCCCGACCTCTACGATCCGTTCTGGAACAGCTTCCGCGCAGGCGCAGGCGGCGATGACCGCATTGTCGCTGTGCATCCATGGGTCGAAGGTCAAGCCCTCGTTTTCTGTAGGAAGTCCATCTGGCTCGCCACGCTCAATCAATTTAGCAGCACCGATGGCAGCGACTTTTCCGTCGATACGCCAATCAGCGGCCTCACGCTTTTGACCAACGAAATCGGATGCAGCGCCCGCAATACCATCGTCACGGCAGGTGCGTTCGTCTTCTTTCTTAGCGACGCTGGAATCTACCGCCTCGACAGCCGCCTCGATCTAAAACTTCGCGGCGACACCAAACCCCTCTCGGAACCCATCGCCGACCTGTTCAGCACTGTTGTCCAAAGCCGCGTAGAGCGCAGCGCCTTCGGCATCTGGCACAACAACCGCTACTTGGTCGCCCTGCCAACCAGCACCGACCCACTCGACGGCAACCAGTTGGTGGTTGCATGGAACGCCTTAACGGACGCTTGGGAATACCGCGACATCTATCCGAGCAGCGCCAGCGTCAACCAGATCCTCGTCGGCACCTACGACAACCAACGCCGCGTCTTCTCGGTCCCGCGCTCTGGCAACCTCTACCTACTAGAGCAGGAGGATACCGCCCGCGACGACAACGCGGTCAACTCTGGCACAAGCCCCGTCACCGGCAGCATCCGCACGCGCCGCTACGATTTCGGCGACATGCACTCCAAGCGGTTCCTCCGCACGATTGCCGATGTGGTTATTCCGGCGGGCGCCAGCGTCACGACTAAGATCAGCACGATCAACCCTGACACTGAAACAACAGTGGGCACGCTGACAAACAGCAACGCAAGCAGCGAGGACTACAACATGAAGAGTCCAGTGCGTTACAAAGCCCACAGCGCCGAAGTCATTTACGAAACATCCGGTGGGCGGCCGGAAATCAGATCCGCCAGCATCGAAGCCTCGCCCAAGTCGCTACCGCCCACGGAAACCCGCTCTGCCGCCTAATCTCTTAACGCTCAACCCTAAACTCTCAACTACCCTATGGCCTCATATAATTACACCTTCACCTCTGGGGATACCGTGACCCCGACTAAGTTGAATTCCGCCCGCACCGTCAGCGAGATCGTCAACGCGGACGTCAAAAGCGATGCAGCGATTGCCGGAACAAAATTGGCAGACAGCGCAATCACGACCGCAAAAATTGCCGACGACGCCGTGACCGATGGTAAGTTGTCACTAGCCGCCAACGCCGGTGAAATCAAAAAGGCTCTCAACGCTGACAATTCTCCTCCAATTTTTGCATGCAGGGCTTGGGTTAATTTTGATGCAGGAAGGGATGACACTGGCGCATCGTCCTTGAGTAACACCAACAGATTTATCCGTGCGTCTGGCAATGTGTCCGCCGTTCTAAAAAATGGAACTGGTGATTATACCGTTAGTTTTACAACAGCCATGCCGGACGCTGGTTATGTTATAGTTGGAACTGCGTCTAATGCTCTAAGTGACACTTCTCTTTCGGCTGTTGAGCCGCTTGATATTACAACAGCACGTTCAGAAAGTTCGTTTCGCATTTCTTGCGCTTACGTTAATTCAACCACAAACAGAACGCTGGTTGACCCATTATTTGCATCTGTTGCCATTTTTCGATGATCGCATGGGAAAAGGCAAAACAATGGCAGGAGGACAACGACGCCACGGCGACTTTCGAGGAGCTGCTGGGTTGGCATCTGGCCAATGGGCTTGTGCATGCCACGCCGGAAGTGTTTCTGCTGGCCTCGGAGACGCGGTGGAGCGCGGAGGAAGAACGCTTTGAAAGCGGCGATCCTAACTGCTGGTTCGTTCGCTTGGCTGCTGCTGTTGGCCACGCAAACCCTGTGCGCGAGTTTCTGCGCGTGGCGACTCGGCCGCAGCAATACGCGGCATGGTGCCGCAGAGGCGGCTTTGAACCAAGAGTCTACGACTGGAATAAACTAACAAAGAAAGTAGGAGGATAAAACTATGGGAGGTGGAGGAGGATTTTTAGGACTCGGAGGACGGCCATCGTCACCGGCGCAACAGTCGGTGCCACAGGCACCGGCACCGATTGATTACGACAAAATGGCAGCCGCGTCGATTCGCGTGGCTCAGGCGCAATCGCGCGAGGAAGAAGCAGCGATCAAGCGGCTATACCCCGAATACATTAACATGCAGTTTGGCACGGCGAATCAGCTCGCCGGTCGGCTCGACAACGAATACCTCCAGCGCACGCGCGGCGTCATCGGCGAGGAGCTGCAAGCAGCCTCCGCGCCCAGCGCTATTGAAGCCGAGCTGCAACAACGCGGACTTGGCGATCTGCGGGCCGGACCAACGGCCATCCAGCGCCAACTGCGCGATGATGCCCAAAGAGACTTGGCCGCTGGCCCGACCGCCATTGAGTCAAGGCTCCTGTCAGACGCGCAGCGCGAGCTGGCCCTCGGTCGCTCGCTGTCAGCCGAAGAGATGCGGGACGCCTCACAGTCGGCCCGCGCCGCATTTGCTGCAAGAGGTTTGGGAACCAGCCTTGGCAGCAGCGCGGCCGAAATCCTCAACCGCGACTCCTTTGGTCGCCAACGCGAAGCGGATCGCCGCCAGTTCGCCATGGGCGCCGAGCAGTATGCGCGGCAGGGTACGATGACACGCAGGGGCGCGGCTCAAGATGCGGAGCAGTATTTCCTTGGCACCGAAGACGCCCGCCGTGGGTTTGCGGCGAATGTGAACCAGATGGATCTGGCGCGGCGTCAGCGGCGGATCGGTCTCAGCGGGATGTATATGGAAACTGATCCGTATCGTCAGGCGCTCGGACCCGCCTTCGGTCTCGGCGGCGATACGCTGCGCACTTCGCAGGGTCAGGTCAGCAACATCTTTAACAACTCGCTGACACAATCCGGCAACGTGGCCAGCTTCAATACCAATATGTTGGCCTCCAACCGCAACGCTGTGCTCAACAATAATGCCGCGATGCAAGCGGCGGCGATGCAGGCCGGTGCCTCGCAGAACGCGGGCATGATGGGGATGTTTGGCGGGATTGGTGGCGGTGCTCTCACCGGAGTCGGGTTGGCACTCTAATATGGACAAACTTGTCGCAGACACTTGCCGCAAGGCGGAGCGCTGGCTCAACGAGTTCAGCGCCCCGTGCGTGCTATGGAGCGGCGGCAAGGACAGCAACGCCATGCTGCATATTCTGCTGCACAAGGTCGGCGTGAAGCTGCCATGCGTGCAATACCGCGACCCTTGGTTCCGTGGCCGCTATGAACTGGCGGACGCACTGACCCGCGCATGGGATCTCGACGTGCATGACTACCCGCCCAGCCGGGTCGCCCTGACTGACGGGACATCGCCGGACGGCAAGCATCAGATCGACTTCTTGAAGTATCAGCAATGGGGGCAGCAGACGGCGCTCATCATCTCGATAGGCTCGCAGCCCCCGGTCGATGGCAAGCCATGGCGCTGCGGTCTGGACGCCTTGCAACGTCCTCTGGGCGCATTTGCTTGGCCTTGGGACGCCTGCTTCCATGGCCAGAAGTCGGCCGACGTTGACCCGATCAAGGGGTTGCTCCCCTTGTCTGTTGACGCTCAACGCATCGCTGACGCACCAACGCAGCTCTACCTCATGCGGGACTGGAGCGATGAGGATGTCTGGCGATACCTAGAGGCAGAGGGCATCCCGAATGATGAGACACGCTACGGCCGGGACGACACCGGATCTTGGAGCCACCTCGCCGACAAGTCGCGCAACGCCGACTACCCGCATGTCTGCACACGCTGCATCAGTCGCGCCGAGACCGACACGGTCTGGTGCCCCAAGCTGAACGCGCAAGTCAACAACATCTCTGCGCATCTTCCTTACGAGGATCACGCCAACTCAGCGCAGGGCTTTGAGCATCGTTCGCAGGATGTGTCCGGCCGGCCAATAACACGAATCATCGACGGCCGCGTAGCGGCTTAACCACCAAAAGAGAAGGAGAACACAAATATGTTTAGCTATTCACCGCAAGTCGCTGACCGCAGCGGCCAGATCATCGCTGACGGCCAGATCGCATCAGCCAACACGCAGGCCAATATGTATAACCAGCTTGGCCAAGATATTGGCGGGGCGCTTTCCGCCATCGGCGGGATCTACGGCAAATACAAAGACAAGAAGGACATGCTCAAGGGCATGGACTCTGCGGTTGGCGTGATGGCCGATGCCGGCGCTTTGCCCAAAGGATTTCTCAACAACTACAACAGCCTCGATGACGGTGTCCGCCCGTTCATCTTCCAAGCGATTGCCTCGCCGATGTTCCAAGCGTTGCAAAAGAAGCAGGGATACAAGGATTATGCCGAGGCCATGAGCGGATTGTATGGGAGTCGCGGCGGCGGCATGCCGGGAGCGGACTCTGACATCTTTGAATACTAAGACTTATGCCTCCGACAAACACAACAGCAATGGATCAGCGCACATTCGGGCGCATGTTCCTTGGGCGTCAACCGGGAGAGGTTGTTAGCGGCAAGAAACTGGAAGACGACAAGAAGCAATACGAATACTTTGTCAAAAAGTCGGTGGACGAGTTCTTCAAGTCGCAACAAGGCTCTGCCCCGCAACCACAGTTCATGTCCCTGACAAATGCCGAGGGCCGCGTGATCGACGTGATGGTCAAGCCTGACGGAGAGCCTGTCGTGGTGGAGCCGAAGGTGCAGAACACCCAGCAAGGCATGTTTACCATGGCCAACCCGACCAACGCTGTTCCCATTGTTGACCCTCGCACGGGGCAGCAGTTGCAGGGTTATGCCGCAGATCCCTACGCCGGCGCTCCCACCCCTGCCCCGCTCGCCGGTGGCGGGATGGCCGCGACCAATGCGCCGACCGCCGCCCCCGTGCAGACGCCCGCCCCTTCGCCCACCCCGTTCCCCGAGGGTGCGGTGATCCGCAGCAAGCGTGACGGCCAAAACTATCGCATCGTCAACGGACAGCCAGTTCTCGTCGGACCTTAATGGCATACAACCCAGCAGACTTTGAGCTTGTCGAGGCACCGGCAGGCTCCGCTTCTACCTACAACCCCGCCGACTTTGAGTTGGTGGATGACGGGCAGACGGGGCTGTTGGAGGGTGTCGGCAATGCCCTAGAGCGCGGATGGTCTCTTAGCCTCATGGCGCGAGAGATGGAGAAACCCATGCCCGACCCGCAGGCAGTCGCTGCATTGCAGCAACGCATGCAAGCCGTGCCTCCGTCGCCGGAATACATGGCGACAATGAACGACGAACTGGAGCCGGTCGAAAGTTGGAACGCCTTCAAGTCTGCCCCGGTCAAAGTGCTGGCCGAACTCATGGGCGAATCGCTCTCAGCTTTTGCTGGCCAGATGATCGACAAGGCCCCGAACCGCGTGGCCATTGGCCTCGGCGCCGGTGCGGCCATGGGCGCCCCGGTCGCTGGCATAGGCGCCGTCCCCGGCGGATTCATCGGCGCGGGCGCAGGGTTTGCCGAGTCCGCCGGCGCTGCCAGCTATGCGCTGGAGATGGCTGGCGGGGTGCTGGAATCTTTGGAGAGCGCGGGTGTTCCCCTCAATGATCCGCAGGCACTCTCCGTTGCCCTGCAAGATCCGCAGCGCATGCAAGTCGCCCGCGAATTTGCCCAACGCAAAGCCGTGCCGGTCGCCGTGTTCGATGGTGCCAGCGCCGTGATCGGTGGACGTATGTTCGGCGGCGGCAAGGTGGCCTCGGCCATGACCCGCCTTGGCCAAGGACTGGCCGAGACCTTCACCCAAGGCGCCATGGGTGCGGCCGGCGAGGCCAGCGGTCAGCTTGCCCAGAGCGGCGAGATCACCAGCGGTCGCAGCATCTTGGCCGAAGGTGTGGCCGAACTGCCCACGGGCCTCATCGAGATCGGGGCCGGTCAACTTTCCCAAGCAGGCGCCAATGCCGGTGCCCCTGCCGCCACGGCTACCGCGCAACCCGCTCCCGCCGCCGCTCCCCAACCCGCCCCCTTCACTCCACCACCAGCCGCCGAGACGGTGGTAGTGGAAGAAGTCTTTGGCGATGCGACTACGGCCGCCGCGCCCGTGGAGGAAGCAGCCCCTACCGCCGAACCAGCCATCAACCCCGAGGACTTTGAGGTTGTCGAGATGCCGGGGGAGACGATTGTGACGGAGCCGCCGGCTGCGCCAGCATTTCAGTTTGACCTTGCCGATGACACAACGACCGCGCCCGACGTGGACGCAGAAGCGGATGTGTTTTCTGGGGTTCCGCAGCAGCAGGCGCCGGCCGTGGCAGCAGAACCAGAAGTCGTTGCGCCAGTTGAAGCTCCTGTTGATGCCGCACCCGAACCGGCCGCACAACCACAACCGGCAAGAGCACAAGCGGCGCCATCATTATTTACCCAAGCCTTTAGGGCCGCCAAAAAATCCGAAGACAAAAGGCTTGCCGTGTTCAAGGCGGTTGCCGATGGAAGCATAGTCGCCTCTGTCATTGAGGCGGCCGAGTCCGGCAAGCCACTGCCAAGCCTAGAGAAGTTCAAAGACGCATTCCCCCATGAAGGGCCGGCGCTTCCGGGCCGCGTCGATCTAAGCAAGGTCGCAATCAAACCAATCAAGCCGGCCGCCCCAGACGCTGCGGCCAAGTCACACACGGCAAAGGACTCAAGTCGGTTTGTCTTGGAGGGCATTTACTACGATGCCGATGCGCAAGCCATCGTTGCCACGGACGGACGCCGCATGTTTGTCATGCCTCAAAAGGTTGAGGGCGAATCTCGCATTATTGCTTCTGTCGATGGGCGCCAGATTCAAGGCCAGTTTCCAAACTGGAAGACTGTCATTCCAACGATAGACAGCAACACGATTCTGTTTAACGTCGATATTGATAAGGCTCGACGGGCCGGAACGGTTCTTTCGGGAATCAACAAGACACTTAAATCCATAGCGCAGCCTGCCAAGGTTAAAGTTGGCATGGCCACGCTTGATCCCTCTTATGTAAAGGATGCGGTGGAGGCCATCGTTGCTTCTGGAGCCAAAAAAGTTTACGCCGCAAGCAAGGATGACCAGACGCCGGTGATGTTGCGAGGAGACAATGGAGCCATGGTTGTCATCATGCCGTTGCGCGGCAAGACCAACGACCTAGTGGTTGATGCCTCTACAGTTATCGGTGAAGTCATTGGCAACGAAGGGCGCGAAGTCAGGCAGATGTTTGAGGCCGGCAACCCCAATGCACCCGCCAAGAAGTCCCGCGCCCGCATCAAAAAGATGACCGCCCAATCGGGCGCGATTGATCTCTCCATCGTCGAAGACCTATTTGAATACGGCAAGACCATTTACCGCGCCGGCATGAGCTTCGGCAAGTGGGCCGGCCAGATGGTGAAGGAGTTCGGGCAAGGTATTGCTTCGTTCTTGAAGCAGGTCTTTGATCGCATCGTCCAAGCCTACAAGGACAGTCCCTACAGCGACACGACCGGGGCGGTTGGCGATGTGCGGCCGAAGGCGAAGCCGAGACAGTTTGAGCAGAAGGCGAAGGCCAATGCCGCCGTTACCGAGGAAGCCAAGGCGGAACTTGGCAGCGAATACATCCCGATCACGCTTGAAGGAACAGCCGAACAGGCCAAAGCGTTGATAAACGAAAGCGGACTAGACGCAGCAGAGCAGCGCATCCTTGATC